TATGGGAACTTTTACAGGAGTAGGAATCAATAAGATGCACGGGGGACTGGTACGGGAAACCGATACCGGTGACCGTGTGACACTGCTGGTCTGCGGCGGAACCGCCCTTGCCGGGAAACTGGTGAATTACAGGCCGCTCAGACTGGACGCGGTCAGTGACCTGGAAGCGCTGGAATGGGACGAAGCCGCCGACCTGAAGAACAAGGAACTGGTACATTACCATGTGAGTGAGGTATTCCGTCTGTCTCCGGAACGTCCGGTCTACCTGATGATCGTGCCTAAGGCGGACAAGGTGTCCACGCTGACGGCCAACAAGGACTTCATTGCCGGAGTGCGTTCCGTGAACGGCGTGAATACGGTCGGTATCTGTTCGCTGGCGGCGGACACTACCGTCGACACAGCCGTGAAGGCGGCCCAGACGCTGGTGAACAGCCTCCGGGAAGAACACATTTATCTGGATGCGGTACTGCTGGAGGGACTGGGCGGTTATCTGACCGCACTGGAGGATGCCACCGACTTGCGTAAACTTGACTCGGAAAATGTCTCCGTGGTCATCGCGCAGGATCCGGCACAGGCCGCCAAGGACGAGGCATACAAGAACCACGCGGCGGTAGGCAGCGCACTGGGCATGTTGTCGGTACGCTATGTGCATGAGAATATGGGCAGCGTGGACATCGAGAACCATCCGCGCACCGCCAAGGGAACGGCGGACTATCCGTTGACAAGCGTACTGCTCGGGAAATGGACAAACGCGGCGCTCAGCAACGGGACGGCGATGGCGAACGTCAGCGTCCCGGAGCAGAACAGGCTGACGGAAAAAGGCTACATCTTCGTCGGCGGTTTTCAGGGATACGCGGGATACTTCTTCAACAACTCATGTACCTGTACGGACGCGAAAAGCGATTATGCGTACATCGAGTATAACGCCGTATGGAACAAGGCGGCCCGGTTGGTGCGCGGAACGTTGTTGCCCCGTGTACGCGGCAAGGTGAAGTCCGATCCGGCAACCGGATACATCAGCAGCGTCACCGTCAGTGACTGGGACGCCCGCGTAAAATCCGCATTGGAGACGATGGTGGCCGCGGAAGACATCTCCGATTTCGACATTTATATCAACCCCAAACAATCCGCCGTAAGCGACAAGCCCTTCAACATCCAGGTGAAACTGGTGGCGGACGGCATCGTGCACGAGTTTGAGATTGATTTGGGTTTCACTAACAAAATCTGACGGATATGGCACTATTGGGAACATTGATCAACAAGTTCGGCCGGGTGGCCGGATGGAATAACGTGCAGGTGGTGATGCTGGGCCGACAGGTGGAAGGTATCACGGCGCTGTCCTACAAAGACAGCGTGGAGAAAGAAAACGTCTATGGAGCGGGCGGAATGCCCGTAGGACGCGGTGAGGGGAACTACAAGGCGGAAGCGTCCATCACCCTGCTCAAGGAGGAGGTGAACGCGCTGCTTCTCGCACTGGGACCGGGAAAGAGAATCACGGACATCGAACCGTTCGACATCCCGGTGGTATACAAGTACAAGAACTTCATGCTGAAGGATGTGATCCGCAACGTCGAGTTCACGGACAACGGAGTGGACGTGAAACAGGGTGACAAGAGCATAGCGGTGCAATTCACGCTGCTGCCCAGCCATATCGACTGGAACGTGGCAATGTAAGGTAAATAAAAAAAGAAAAATAAAAGTGATGGAGGAAAAAAAGAAGATACAGGCGGGGAAAGCGTACGAATCGCTTTCCGACGAAGAGAGGAAACAGATTGTCGGCTTCACCGAAGAACAGCATACGGAGATGAGGGCCCGTTACGGGAAACGGTTGAAGATGCTGACGGTACAGGTCGACGAGGATGAACGCTATGACTTTCTGCTGGTCCGCCCTACCAAGGACACGATCCTTGCCATGGCAAGCGTGCGCGATGACCTGAATGCCGCCAACGAGTTGCTGCTGAACACCTGTGTGGTGGCGGGAGACCGTTCCGCGCTGGAGGATTCGGCGGTATACACGTCCGTTCTCGGAGCTGTGGGTGAACTGATAAAGGGCCAGGCGGCTTTTATCAGAAAAGCATAGAGGAATATTCGGAATCGTTCGGTGTTGTCGAGGGAATCGACGCCGTACTGAAAAGGGAATACGGTGTGGATATCCCCGGCAGGCTGGACGAGGACGAATGGCTCAGGCTCTATGCCGGATACCGTATGTTGCGGAAAACTGAGCTGGAAGAAATGGAGATCGCCATGCAGAACGCCATGGCCAAAGTATTGAATCAACTATTCTCAAAATCAAATGGCATCGACATCGACACAATGGATACTGGAGCTGGTGGATAAGATTACCGCTCCGCTGCGTAAGGTCACCGAAGCGGCCGGACAGGCTTCATCGGTGGTGGACGACGTGGACGAATCGGTGAACGGACTGGGGAATACTTCCGAAACGGCGGCCGGTAAACTGGAGAAGCTCGGAAAGGGGATGTTCTTCCTCAACCAGGTGAAAGAGGGGGTGGACAATATACGCGGCGCTTTCAATGACGCCATCGAGCCGGGAATACGGTTTGAAACGGCGGTGGCGGAAATGTCCGGCATTACCAACATGGCAGGGAAAGAGCTGGATGTGCTGGCCGACAAGGCACGGGTTACAGCGAAGACTTTCGGTACGGATGCGGCGGATGCGATGGGAGTTTACAAGGACCTGCTTTCCAAGATTACCCCGGAATTGAAGAAGGCTCCGGATGCGCTGGAAATCATGTCCAATAATGTGATGACCCTCAGCAAGACAATGCAGAATGATGTACCGGGAGCGTCAGCCGCCATGTCTACCGCCATGAACCAGTATCAAGTATCCCTTGATGACCCGATGAAAGCGGCACAGACCATGACCGAATATATGAATATCATGGCAGCCGGAACGGTAGAGGGATCCGCTGAAATCAAAGAAGTGGCGGAGGCATTGAAGCAGACCGGCAGTGTCGCGAAAACGTTCGGAGTTGATTTTGCGGAAACAAACTCGGCTATCCAGCTGCTTGACAAAGCGGGAAAGAAAGGCTCGGAAGGCGGTATCGCCCTACGGAATACAATTCTGAAAATGCAGGCGCCGACCGCGGATGCGGTCAGACAATTGAAAGCTGCCGGAATCAGCATTGATACCATGCAGGACCAGTCGCTCTCACTGACCGACCGGTTGCGTGCATTGACACCGGTCATGCACAATGCGACAATCATGTCCGCATTGTTCGGAGGGGAGAACCTGGCTTCGGCGATGGCCTTGATTGACGGTGCCGACCAAATGGACGCGTGGACGGAAGCCATTCAAGGATCAACCTCAGCAACGGATATGGCTGCCAAACAGATGGATACATACGCGGAAAAACAGAAGCGTATGCAGGCGTTCATTGACGACTTGAAAATCAGTTTTTTCGAGTTCGTGGAACCGATCGCCCCGGTGATCGAGATTGTCGGTATATTCATCGGCACGCTGGTAACGCTGGGTACGGTAGCATGGTCCATCGGGCAAATCATGACGCTTGTATCCCTCAAGTCATCCATCGCATGGATTGCGGGGATGGTGAAAATGGCGACGGCGACAGTAATCAATTGCCGGGTGATCAGTATGGCGATAAAGAGCATTCCCGTCGTGGGGTGGATTATCGCGATTATCACCGCCGTCACCGCACTGGTAGCTTTCCTGTGGAACAAGTTCGCCGAGGTGCGCGCCTTCTTCTACGGGCTGGGCAATTTCCTCAAGGTGTTCTTCCTGGAGGGATGGCGGTTCATATTCAACGTGGTGCGTGCCATCATTGACGTGATAAACCCCGCCAACTGGTTTGACGATGATTTCCATTTCTCAGACGTGTGGGACAGGCTTGCCGGTCAGGCGCTCGAAGGAGGGAAAAAAGTGGGAAGCGCGTTCTCCGACGGATGGAAGGCGGGAATGGAGAATTGGGAAAAGTCGCACCCAAAAGAGAAAGAGGAGGAAAAGGAGAAAGAGTTCAAGATTGCCCCCAACGCTCCGATAAACCGGATCAGCGGGACGAATAACGGTAGCGGCTCCTTTACCGGTGGACAACTGGCAAAAGGACCAGGTGGCAGCGGCAGTGGAAACGTACGGAATATCACAATGAACGTGACGATGAACAACAACTTCCATGTAGCCGGAGGAAATGATATCAAAAAGATTTCGGACAGGGTGAAACAGGAAATATTAGCCGTCATGACGGACGCTGTTCCGGCGGCGGGATAAGGAGGAAATGGATATGATTTCAGGAAACGGAGCATTGAATATCGGCGCGCTTTTTACGGAAGTGTTCGGGATATCATCCCCGATATACCTTCCGTGGGGGCGTGAATTGAAAGACTATGAACCGGGAGACTACCGGGGTGTGACCTTTGTGGATGAGAGCCAGGCGGAAGCGTACAGCTGGATGGGGACACCCGTCATCGGGACATTCACGCTGGACGGTTGCGAGAAGTACAAGACTTATAAGTCAAACGGTTCGCCCGCGACGGTCAACCTGGCCAGTTTCCTCATGCCGTACGCCACGGTCGTGTCCTTCTCCCGCCCGATGAACGTGTCGAAAACCAAAGTGCTCGGCACATATGGTACCGTGAAGGAAATATACGGGCTGGATGACTGGAATATCATGATACAGGGGTTCTGCATCGAGGACAGAAAACGCCAGGGGTACAGGACGGTGGCCGAACAGGTGAACGCGCTGTGCAAGTTCAGGAAGGTGACGGAAGCCATCGGTGTGACGGGGAGCATATTCAACGACAAGGAAATATACGCCATCCTCATCGAGGAACTGAATTTTAACCCGGTACAAGGTAACAGCTCGGTGATGCCCTTTACGATACGGGCGATAAGTGACACGCTTGAAAACCTGCGGTTATGAGCTATATGATGTGTGCACGGATCACATTTCCGGAAACGGACAAAAGAGGCGGATTCCGGACATTCCTGGTTTCTTCCGTACGTATCGAAAGTTCGTGGAAGCTGCTGACGGATACGGCGGAAATCGTGCTTCCCCGGAAAATGAGTCATTACGAGGGAAAGAACCTGGCGGATATCCTTCGCGCCGGAGACCGTGTCATGATAGAACTGGGATATGACGGCAACTGGGTGACGGAGTTCGAAGGATACATCCTTTCCGTATCAAGGGGCATTCCCATTACCGTGAAGTGCGAGGATGAGATGTACAGGCTGAAACGGAAAACGGTAAGCTATTCAAAGAAAAGCGTGACTTTGGGACAGCTGCTCAAGGATGTGGCCCAAGGATACGAAGTGAAGACCTCATTCGGTGATACGGAACTGGGAGCGGTACGTTATGCCCAAAAACGGGTGTCGGAGATTTTCGACGATTTACAAGAATTGGGATTCTACACCTATTTTATAGGAAAAACGCTGTATTGCGGAGATGTGTATTCGGACAAGACGGAACTGCCGGAAGTGAGGATTGAACTGGAGAGGGAGGCGGTCAGCCAGGACCTGAACGAGACGGACGGTGAATATGAGGTCATCGCTACCGCTATGCTTGGAAAAGGCAGGAAACTGGAAGCGAAAGCGGGTGTTCCCGGAGCTGAGACCTTTAAAATCAGATACAGTGACAAGGATATGAGGATTACGCCGGAAACACTGGGGGATTTCGCCAGACGGTTCTACGAACGGCTCAAGAAGCAACGCTACAAGGGAGGTGTGGAACTCTTCGGAACGCCTTCCGTCACTCACGGAATGATACTGGAACTCAGCAGTGTGATTACTCCGGAAATGTCCGGAAGATACTTTATTGAGAAGGTGACGAAGGAGTTCAGCGATAACGCCACTTACAGGCAGAAACTGGAATTGGGAGGACGTGCGGAATGACAATTGACGAACAACTGAAAAAAGGATTTGAAAATATAGGAAAGAGCGGCCGACAGGCACAGTTGCGATGGTGTACGGTCACATCCGTGGACAAGGAGAAACGGGTAATGGATGCCGTCGGGGAATCGGACGGGCTTGATTACTTTGACATCGGACTGGGAACGGGATCCGTCAATGTATATCCAAAACCGGGAAGCCTGTGCCTGATAGGCATTGTGGAAGGACGGGAAACCGACTCGTTCCTCATTTCCGCCGCGGAGGTGGATTCCATTGAGGTCACGGCGGAAACGATTGTCATAAATGGCGGCGGATTGGGCGGACTGGTAAAAGTCGGGGAACTGACGGAGAAACTTAACGCTTTTATTGACGTGTTCAACAAGCATACCCACCAGGTAAGCACAACCGGAAGCGCGAGTGCCCAGACGGGAACGGCGGCCGCACCGACGGGT